AAACTATTCTAACTCTATAATATCATATTTTATTAAAATGTAAAACTATTTTTTAGAATTTTGATTTTGAATTTTATTTATTTTACTCATAGCATCCGTTTTCTGTGCAGTTGCTTTATCCTCGCTGGCAAATGTTTCTTTATCTGTTGTGTCATTTGCTTTTTTCGCTTCCAAATTCTTTTGTTCTTTTTCTTCTAACTCTGCTATCATTTTATTCATATCATCCTCAGACATCTTATTTTTAAAAGCGTGTTTTACACCTTCCTTAATACTAAACAACCCTGCAACAAAACCTTTAACACTTTCTGAAAGACGAGTATCAAAATCATCCATATCAATATCAGGAAACATTACATCAATATCTAAATCGTTGTAGTCATTAGGAATTTTTTGTCCATCCGAATCCATTATGTCAAAGTACTGACAAATTAAACGAACCAAACCTTTTATTGCCGTTGTCCAACCATTGATTAAATTTTTACGAACTAAATGTGTAGATTGCTCTCGTTTAAAAAGCGAACTGCCAGTTGTATTACTGCCAACTGATTTAGTATCCATATTACCACTACTAGGAGCCATTCCTTTTAAATTTAAAATCTGGCGTAAAACCCACTCAAATGAACTTGCTAAAACATCTACCCCAGTTAAATCAGGCACATCGCGATTAAACATTGCTGCAATACTTTTTCCATCAACAATACTCATCCCTCCAGATAATTCATAAATCTTACATCCCAAATCTTTTGGTTTATTAATAACATTGTTTCCAGAAGAATCTCTTTTATAACCCATCAATTCTTCACTCATAAATAAAACCGGTTGAGTTGCTCGAATCTGACTGATAAAACGTGAATAAATTTCATCACACATTTGAAAACTATCGATAATACCTTCATAGTCACTTGAACCAAGTTTCATATCATAAAATTCATGACTAAGTAAATTTCGCATTTTCCAAACTCCCAAAATTGGTCCAAAAGTTTGATTCCCATTTTTATCAAGATAGTAATAGTTTTCAGGCTTAGAAAGGCTATCCTCGTCATAAAAATCATTCATATCTACTTCATTACCATCTCTAAAAAGTTTATAAGTGATACCTTTATGATTATAATCACCAACTAAATTATATTCTAAATCGTTCTTTTTAAGAGTATCAACCGTCAACATATCGGTAATACGCCCAAATTTTTCCATATAATCAATTTTATTTACTTCATAATATTCCAGAATTGGGTAATCACTAATCTCTTTGTCGTAATTACATTTAAACATTATTGTGCCACCAACAGATTCCATTAAATCAGCTTTTCTTAAAAAATTTTGAATATCGTTTTCATTTGGTCCAAAAGCCTTTTGCAAACGCTCGTTTAAAGCCTCGTTATTATTTATTTTTATTTCTATAGGACCTGAAAAAACTAAATTATCCATCATTAAAGTTATGAAACTAGCCACAGGAGCGTGAACAGTTAAAATATCTCCTTTATCTACAGTCCATTCATACCAAGAATTATAACCCGAATTATCTCGCATTGTTTCTATGGTTGTAGGCTTTTTATACCACGAACCGTAAAATTGTTTTAAATAATCAATATTATCTTGAAACCAATAAAAGTTTTCTTGCTCACGATATATTAATTCTAAACCTTTAAAATATTTTGCTGTTGGTAAGGTATATAAATATTTTTTAACTGAAGCACTTTCAGCAACGTTTTTGATATTATCTTTACTACCACCACGAACAATAGTTTCTAGCATTGATTTAAGACCCATATTTATCTCCTTCGTTATTTAATTTATTATAACATATTTTTTTAACTTATGTTAATAGTTTTAAGTTATTGATTAAATCTTGACTTATCAATATAACCTTCCATTTGACCTATTTGTTTAAGACCAACACTATTCGGTCTAAAACTTTCTTCACTAACCCCACAAGTTGGTTTGTAAAGATAATTTAAAAAGACTTCGATAGCATATTCAGTACAATCAATACAACCAATTTGTCCGAATTTAGGATCGTCAAGCCTATCATAAGTACCGTTTAAACTCTTTTTTTCATCATATTCAGCGTTTTCGAATTCACTGATAGCTTGTTGAGCACTAACTTGGTGAAATTTAAGACGCCCCGTATAAATCAAAGAGATTCCCATTTTAATACGTTCGTCGATTGTCTTTTTTACACAAGGCGAAAGTGGATATGCAATGCCGTTTTCTCTCGCATTACGATTATATTCTCGTATAAAAGAGATTGCTGCAACATCTACAACAATTTTATATGGCATCATGCCCATGATATTTTCACATTCTTTAATAAAATCAAAAAAATCATAAGCGTAATCAGTATCTGTTTTTTGGTTATCAGCCTTTTCCATATCGTTTTGATGTGTATAAACATTTAAAATATGCAATTCGGGAACATTGTCATTAGTTAAAGCTGCCAAAATATAAGCTGTTTCACTAGTCGAAGCACCTGGGTCTGCAACAACTACATATTTAAAATATTTAGCTCTTCCAATTTGTCCTGTTAAGAAATTCTTTTGTCTAATTCGATAAATCTTACCAGCGCCACTGGCTCTCAAACCTAAAATATTTCGTTTATATTCAGGTGAATCAGGATCACTAGTAGCTATTAATGTTTCAATACGTTCTGGCGTTAAACTTTTATTATCACTAAAAGTACAATGCATATATTGTAAAACTTTAAACTTTTTACCACTAGGAAGTTTTTTTGTATAGCCAACAGGTAAATCAGTACCTATTACCAAAGGCAAAATTTTCATTCCGAGCCATTTAGTTCCAATAAAACTATAGATAAAATTTGCTGGACTAGTAGGGTTAAAATCAATAAAAAATCTTCGAGTACTAGCTGCATAAGTTCTTTCATTTAAAGCAATAATTGAGTTAGGGTGCAATAGATTAGCTTCTGTAAGCATAACAATTCCGAAACTGTTTCCACGAAAACTGGCTTCACTATCCGCATCTCCGCCAGCAAGAGGAATTATTTCTTTTACTGGCATATCACTTCCTGGAGGGGGCATTAAAACTAAAGAATAAGACCCCGGGGCGTTTGCTTTGGTGAATAATCTTCCTTGCCAAAAAGGGATGTAAATTAAACCTAAACCGTCACTTTCAAAAATATTTCTTACCGCAACTTTAGCACTATAACCCATTACGGCATGTAATCGATCGCGACTTGCTTCAATTGCCATAGCATAAGCATAAATATTTGCAACAGTCTTACCACTACGAACAGCACCTTCTAAAATGTTATAGGTGTATTCGCTTGAATTTTGGATATACTCAAGAGTTCGGCGATTAAAACCTTTACATTTTTCTAAATAAACATTACTTGTTGGAACTTGTAACATTATTTTTCCTCATTGTGTTTTAAAGTATCGCTGTTAATATTTGTTGAAGTGCCATCAGGATTTATTTCAACTTCAATTATATTCTCATAGTCACCAAACATATTTTTAGCATCTTCTTGGGCTTTTTCATTTTTTCGAGCCTCTTTTGTTGCTGAATAAAGCATACTAACCATTTTCCCCATTGGGTCAGTTATTGCTCTTTTTGAATTGTCTTCTGTTTTTAACGAACTCAAAGTTTTATTTATAGCATTATATGCTTTAGTGTCACCATTCATTGCTCGAACAATTTGTTGGAGTTGAATAACATCTCCAAGAGTCATTCCTTCTAAAGGATAAGTAGTGTTTAAATTTTTTAAACTATCTATTTTTTGTAAGTCTTCATTTTTTATTGGCGTTGCTAAAAGATATAACAATCTTCCAGTCCACACTTGTCGCTCTTCTAGACCATCTTGCTTTTTTATGGCTTCAATACTAAAAAGAGGAACTTTAGGGACATATTTTAATTTTCCAGACACAATTATTTCTCCTTAGTTTGGTGTTTTGTATAGCATTGTGTAAAATAATTCCATAAAAACATTTCAACTTCTTCTTTAGAATGAATAAATTTAGTATTCAACCCCTTTGCCAAATATATTTGCATTGGAGAAGCTTTCGCTTGAAAGTTTCTTTTCAATTCAACAAATTGAACTTGATAACGCCCTTTAGGGTCAAAAACTAAACGATCCGGAATACCTTTACAGGCTTGCGGGTTTAGTTTTCTTTCATCAAGACCACACTCTTTAATACGCATAACTAGCCAAGCTTCTATTGCTCGTTCAAGTTTCTTTTCTTCGTGTTTGGTTAGGGATGTCTTTTCTGATAAAACTGCAATACATCTCGTTTTCATTACTGTGATTGACTTATCACTAGTTAAAACAACCGGTTTTTTCATATAACTTTCCTTTCCTTAAAACATTTTATCTAATTGGCTCTTTTGGTCAATTTCAAATGAAGTGTTACTGAGTAAATTAAAAGCTTTAGTAAAAGTTTTTAAACTTAATAATGTTAATAAATTTTCTTCATGAATGGCTCTTCTCAAAGTTTGTGGTAAAGCAATTTCATTAATATCATAACTTAAAACTAAAACTACATAAACCAATTCTTTTATAATTTCATTAATTGTTTTACCTTGCAAAAATAAGTCAATAGTAATGGTTTGTTTGGTTGTTGGATTAAATCGAATAAAAAGAAGATTTTCAACTTTAAAATATTGCAATACTTTAAAAGGGATAGATACACCTCCATTTAGTCTATTGCATTTAGTACCATAAAAAGAAGAAGGCTTATCTTTAAAAACCAAACGACTTAATTCAGATGCCGTTAAAGAATTTTGCTTTCTAAAAGTTTCACATAAAGACCACAGATTTTGAGTAGAAAAAATCATACATAAATCTCCTTGAGGATATTATAGCATGTTCAAAGATTAAAGTACATAAAAAATATAGAATATGATAAGGCTTAAAATTTACTGGGAATTTTTGGAGGTTTTGGTAATTTAGTAAAAACAAAGTAAAAATGTTTTGAGGTTTCCAAGAGTGAAATTTTCCGGAGGTTTCCAAGAGTGAAATTTTCCGGAGGTTTCCAAGAGTGAAATTTTCCGGAGGTTTCCAAGAGTGAAATTTTCCGGAGGTTTCCAAGAGTGAAA